TGGTGGACGTGCCTCTGGTCCTGCACCTCTCGTTGACCTCTTCAACTTTGTTGTCTCTAAGTTTAAGGGCGCACAGGAACGTAAGCTGTCCTCTATCGAATGCCATGACATCATGTGCAAGATCGGTGAGGTAGTTGTCGTAGGTGGTGTACGTCGATCCGCTATGATTTCTCTGAGCAATCTCTCTGATGATCGTATGCGTCACGCCAAGTCTGGTGCATGGTGGGAGAACGAACCTCAACGTGCCTTGGCTAACAACTCTGTGGCCTACACTGAGAAGCCTGACGCTGTGTCCTTCATGCGTGAATGGATGGCACTGGTTGAGTCTGGTTCAGGTGAGCGGGGTATCTTCAACAGGAAGGCATCCACTAAACAGGCAGGTAAGAATGGTCGTCGTGCAAAGACTATCCTTGTAACTCTTGAAGACGGGTCTAAAAAAGAGTTTAATGCTAACGAGTTTGTTAACGGCAAACCAGCCTATCTCCTACAAGAAGGTGACGAGTTATGAGTTTGTGGCAGGGTAGAGAACTTAAAAAGGACTACTGTAGGAAATGCCATATTGAACTGATTGAGGGAGTCAACTGGGCTGCGTCACACGCAAGAAGAAAGCAACGTATCTGTAAGTTTTGCAACTCTAAGCAATCTAAAGAGTGGCGAAAACAAAACCCAAACAAGCAACGAGAGTATGCTGAGAAGCGGGGTAAGTGGTGGCTTGAATCTAGGTACGGCATTGACGAGGTTGAGTGGAAGCGCATGTTTGATGCTCAACTTGGTCGGTGTGCCATCTGTGATAGTAAAGACCCTAAGGGAAACCACGGAGTTTTCCATGTAGATCATTGCCATGAAACAGGTAAAGTTCGTGGACTTTTGTGCGACACTTGCAACCGTGGCCTTGGTATGTTCTACGACAACATAAACACCTTGAAGAGTGCAATAGAATATCTGGAGGAACACCATGAAGATCAAGAAGATTGAGGTTATTGACGGAGACTATGTGTATGGCACGAACCCCTGTAGTGAGATTATCCTTCGTCCTTACCAGTTCTGTAACCTGACGGAGGTCGTTGTTCGTGCCACTGACAGTATCGAAGACCTTGAGCGTAAGGTAAAACTTGCTACTGTGCTTGGTACTATTCAGTCAACTCTTACACACTTCCCCTACCTGCGTAAGATTTGGCAGAAGAACACTGAGGCTGAGCGTCTGCTTGGTGTGTCTCTGACTGGTATTATGGACAACCCGCTTCTTACTTTGAAGAATGAAGGATTGGAGAAGACCCTTGAACACCTCCGCTCTGTTGCTGTTGATACTAACGCTCAGTGGGCTGATCGCTTGGGTATCCCTGTTTCAACCGCTGTTACCTGCGTTAAGCCAAGCGGAACGGTTTCTCAGCTTGTGGATTCTGCTAGTGGTATCCACGCTCGCCATAGTCGGTATTACATCCGTACTGTGAGAGGAGACAACAAGGACCCCTTGACACAGTTCATGAAGGCAGAAGGTTTCCCGTATGAACCTTGCGTCATGAAGCCTGATACTACGACTGTGTTCTCCTTCCCTATCAAAGCCCCAGAGAATGCAGTACTGACTGAGGACCTGTCAGCTATCGACCAGTTGAAGATGTGGTTGATGTACCAGCGTCATTGGTGTGAGCATAAGCCCTCTGTTACTATCAACGTGAGAGGGGATGAGTGGCTTACCGTTGGGGCCTTTGTGTACGAACACTTCGATGAGATGAGTGGGGTTTCTTTCCTGCCGTACAACGAACACACGTACCAACAGGCACCGTACCAAGAGTGCGGTAAGTCTGACTACGAGGCTCTCCTTGCTGTCATGCCTTCCGGTATTGACTGGTCTGATCTTAAAGACTACGAGAAGGAAGACAACACGAAGAGCAGCCAGACATTCGCATGTGTAGGCTCTTGTGAAATTGTAGATCTCTCATAAACCACCTGTTGACAACTACACTTTTGTGAGTAACACTAATGGTCGCTGTCCCCACAAGAGTCTTCTAAACTCTCGGCGTTAAATAGTGGGAAGGATGCCAAGGGGTTCGATACCTCCAGCGACCTCCATATAACTTCTGGCCGTGTGGTGGAATCGGTAGACACAAGGGACTTAAAATCCCTCGCCTATGGCATACCAGTTCGAGTCTGGTCACGGCTACCATAAACCTTAACAAAGGGAATCAAATGGCTAAGATTGGCAGTAGTGTTGCTTGGAAGCCTGAACGTAACCACAAGAAAACGTCACAGGCACGGCGTAGTGGAAGCGTTAAGATGTCTTCGATGAACAAGTCTAAGAAGCGTCAACATAAACAGTATAAGGGGCAGGGATAGTGGGTATTATAAGAGTAGACGTAACCGCAGATATTCTTTCTCGTGCTACTAAAAAAGCTGAAGAGATGGGTAAGCTAAACAACAGCATCACATCTGGTCAGGGTAACATTGCGGGTTTTGTAGGGGAAGAAATAGCCCGTCAAATCCTTGGTGGTACAGAAAGAAATACATACGACTACGACCTTGTTACAGCAAACGGTCTGACAGTTGACGTTAAGACTAAGAGAACGACTGTTGCACCGAAGGACTACTACGAGTGCAGTGTTGCCGCCTTTAACACTAAACAGAAGTGCGACTACTACGCTTTTGTTCGTGTCCACAATGATCTAAAGTCTGCTTGGTTTCTAGGTATCTACCCCAAGGCTAAATACTTCGAGGATGCAGCCTTCCTACGCAAGGGTGATGTAGACCCTAGTAATAACTTCACAGTCAAAGCAGACTGTTACAACCTTCCTATTAATCGTTTGATGGAAAGTATCCATGAAGTCCAATGAACCGCCAGTAAAACAAGTAAGAACACGGCGTAAGACTACCTACAAAGGTGCTGCACTTAAAGATACCGTAGAGCTTCTACCTCAGAACACTAGTCAAGAACTCTACATCAGGGCCATAGAGGAGCACGATCAGGTTATAGTGTTAGGTCCTGCTGGTACAGGTAAGACGTACATTGCTGCTACCTTCGCGTCTAACCTGTACATCACGAAAGACATAGACAAGATCATCATCACCAGACCCAACGTAGCTGCTGGTAAGTCTATCGGATACTTTCCCGGTACCTTAGAAGAGAAGATGATGCCTTGGGTTATGCCTGTCCTTGAGGTACTACACTGGCACTTAGGTAAGGGAGCAGTAGAGACAGGTATCAAGAACGGTAACATTGAGATTGCACCATTCGAGACTATGCGAGGGCGATCCTTCCAAGATGCTTTCGTGATCCTAGATGAGGCACAGAATGTTACACCTCATGAAATGAAGATGTTCTTGACTAGGATAGGTAGTAACTGTAAGGTTATCCTTAACGGGGATATCCAACAGTCAGACCTTAACGAGACGAGTGGTCTGTCTAAGGCTATACACATAGCTAAGAAGCACCTGATCCCTGTACCTGTTGTTGAGTTTACTGCTGATGATATTGTACGGTCTGACTTGTGTAAGCAGTGGATCGTAGCATTCATGAAGGAGGGCCTATGAACCCACAAGCAATCGAAGAGAAAGAAGCACTGGAAAGCTACATGATCCCTGACAAAGAAACCTCCCGTTTCAATCGAGTAAATAAACCCTTACACTACAACGTCTCTGGTATTGAATGTATCGAAGCTATCCGTGCTACCCTTGGCCCTAAGGGATTCCAAGCGTACTGCAAGGGCAACGTCATGAAGTACCTTTGGAGGTATGAGTACAAGAATGGTATCGAAGACCTGAGGAAGGCTGAGGTGTACCTTGGCTGGATGATAAAGTCTATAGAGGATAACACCACATGAGAAACCTATACGCCTTCGCCTTAGCATTCATATTGACTATGGCAACACTCTTCGCTGCTACTGAGGTACTGGCCCGTACTGTAGAGGACTGCAAGAAGTTCTTCAATAGTTACATTGGTCCGGTAGTAGACGCTAGGGATAGTGGAGTACCACCTGCCATGATGTTCAACCAGCTAGTTATGGTAGGTGTACCACAGGAACTAGCCAATAACATTATCGGTATGATCTATGTAGTCCACAAGGACAACGACAAAGAGTTCATTGAGAACGACTACATGAACTGGTGCGTACCTGTGTCTGCATCAAATTAAGTGTTGACAGCTATATCGAAATGGTTTAATATTAAACTACTTGATCCTATGGGGTAACTAATGACTGTTGGTTCAACTAATAACCCACCGCCTGTAAAGAAGAAACGCGGAAGACCTATTTCAAAGCATACACCTGCCGAGAAGAAGCAGATGTCTTTGGAACAGGAGGCCCGTGAGTTCTTCAATAAGAAACTACAGGAAGACCCAGTACCCGGTGATCCTAACTGGCTCAACTTCTACGCAGGGTCTGCTCTGTCTGGACTACTAGCCTCTGGCATGTACGGTAGACCAGAAGAGATTGTAGAAGAAGCCTTTAGGTACGCAGAGATTATGGTCCGTAGGATCAAGGGATAATCCTTATAAAACCAAAAAGACTAAACCCCCCGGTGTGTGGATTGGCTCCGGGGGGTTTTCTTTTATTATCTACCAAGCTTAGTCGGTCGGGATATGTCTCCACCTACAGTCTTGAGCCTATTTAGAACAGCCATTCTCTTGGAGAGTTCCTCCGCTACTGTCTCAGAGTTAAGGAAGAACTTCTCTGGGTCTTTGAAGGCACCCCTGCTTTCGATACCTGTAGCTGTACTGAGGGCATCTTTGTTTCCCCTTGTGTCAGCAAGGAAGTACATGTTACGTACATACCCAGCAGCAGCTTTCTGTTCGGCAGGATTCTCAGAGTTGATGTAAGCGTTAAGGAAAGATTCTACCATTTCCTTAGCTTCGGCCCTTTCGTACCTAACGAAGTCCTTCATGACCCTTCTCTTCTCAGAGTCATCTAGCTGTCCGTATGTCCTTCCTTCGTACTCCTGTATCCCTAGATCAGGGTTATCTTTCCACAACAAGAACTTCTTATTGAGGGACAACCCTTTCTCTTTCCCTATGAAGCCTGTACCGAGGTAATGATTAACGAGGAGGTCAACCGCCGGGTTAGAGATAGGTGTCTTTAACTGGTACTCCTCAAGCTGTAGCCTTTGCCATTCGTCTTCGATAGCAGTCTGAGGGGGCTTCTCTTTGAAACCAAATTGTTTCGTGATAGGGTTATACGCACCAACAGGACGAGGATTGCCCATACTGAACTGAGGAATGTCATACCCACTGGAACCACTCCTATTGGCTGCGTAGTTGAAGTAGTCTAGGTCAGGCATAAAACGTGTGGCTTGGTTTAAGAACTGCTCATTCCTAACGATATAGGTGAAGAGGTTCCCTGTATCATACACTTCCTCAGAGCCACCACGAAGGAGGTTACGGGTGTAAGGGGTAGGGGATGCGTCAGGGAATGCTTGTCCCCACAAGTCTCTCGATATCGTAGTGGGATATGTGAATGTAGACACAAAGTTACCAAGGCTCTTAGATACTGCGTCTATCTTAGTAGGGGAAGGGTTATCCGCAAGGTTAAGAAGGTCACCGATAAGACCACCCTGAAAACCAAGGTCAGTCATACCAGCACTAATGTCGCCTACATCAGCAGCAATCTCAGCTACAGACTTTTCTAGCGGCTCCCCTTTGATGTGTCTAGCGATAACCTCACCAAGGTACATGTGACCAATCCAAGGACCAAGGGACCTCTTCAAGTCAACACCACCACCCTCTTCACCCTGTCCTGTGATAGCCTTCATCTTCAAGGTTTCATAGTCAGGGGAGTTACCAGAGGTATGGAGTTGGATACCTAGAACAATAGCGCCAAGACCAGTGATCTGCCGTGCTACCCTTTCCTCTGTAGTCTTGAACTTATCTCCCATCTTAAAGCCGAGTATTCCGTCAGCTTTGTCTAGGATACCCCCACCAATACCGATAGGAGTGTAGTCAGCAATGTATTCTAGGTGGTTAGCTACATATCTAGGGAAGGGTAGACCAACACCCTGAGACATAAGGAAAGGAACATTCCTGTGGAATTTCTCTACGGTAGAAGCTGCCTGACCAAAGGTAGACTTATCTCCATAGTAAGACTTCTGCATCGTAAGACGACGAGCTTCATTAACAGCCTTATCGAAGACACCCTCAGGCAGATCATCAAGTGTCTTAGCAGTTTTCAGGAAGGTGTTAACGTCTGTACCGTAGTCTCTAAGCTGCCTGTTGAGAGCACCGTAGAAGATACCTCTCTTGTACACACCGTCCACTGTAGAGTTGATGTGGTTCATACCTCTAGCAAAACGAAGAAGCTTGGAACTGTCACCACCTATAACTTCATCAGCACGAATAACGTCGAAGAAAGTCCTCTTGTACTCTAAAGGTGCATCCCTAGCTACAAGAGCTTCCAAGGCTCTTACGTTACTGTTAGTAAAGTTAAGACCACGTATTACGTCAAGGGAACCCTTAAAGGCATTACCAGCTTTCTTGCTAGTATCTGCACTGATAGTTGCCCGGTAGATACCAGCAGCAATCTGGTCAGATACATCAGCAGCAATGTTAAAGAAAGTACCAGCCACGTTAGCAGCGGAGGTACCTAACTGAGAAGTCATCATAGCAATAGAGGCTTGGTCTAGCTGTTGAGCACCCCAGTAGAGCAGAGGCTTACCCTTCTTGATATCCTCTGCCATGTTGTCCAGCATTCTTTCGTCAGGGGTAGCTACACCTTTCTTACTTAGATTCTTAATATCCTCCAGAGCAGACTTGATAGCACTTGCCTGTTGAAGAGTTTTACCTGCCTCAGAAAGATCAGACAACCAGACGTAGCTAAGGTGTTCGGAGGTAAGCCCGTAGTTTTCCTTGATAGAGGCTAAGTCATCTGTTTTAAGAAGGCCACTATCAATAGCCCTACCAACAGCAGCACTAATCCTCTCACCGGGTTGTCTCTTGATCTTCTTATCTAACTCAATAGAAGCGGCAGCTACTCCACGAATAGTGTCAAGGGAGAAACCTCTTTCAGAAAGTGAAGGATTATACGTCTCCCCGGTAAGGATAAGTTGTTTTATCTGGTCGCCTTTAAGGACAAGGTTAGGGTCAAGTTGCTCAAGAGTTTCAGCAGCACGGGCTACGTACTCATCCTGCTTTTCTTTAGGTGCCTTCTTAATAGTCTTAGAGGCATTAGCTCTTGTTACCTTAGCAGCAGCCTCTTGACGTTTAGCCATCTCAAAAAAGGAATTGAACACATTGTTTCTGGTTCTAGCATCAAGACCACCCAGAGCACCACCAAGTCCTCCACCAATAGTAGCAGAGATAACAGCATCTTGGAGAACATCCCCTGTGCTGTACCCGTAGTCCTCTATCGTTTCCGCTCTTGCTTCTCTTGAGGCGTATCCCATACCAGCACCAAGAGCACCCTCTACTGTAGCAGAAATACCAGCAGACTTAGCAGCTTCTTTCGTGACACTACCGGGAAGGACCCTCATTGCCTGTCTCTTAACTACACCTGAGGCAGCACCATCAAGAGCACCATCAGCAATCTTCTTCTTTACAGCAGCTACAGCAGCATCCTTACTGGCACCCTTAGCTATCAGTTTAGATAGTTCACTCCGTACAGCAAGCTGAGCAGCAGCACTAGCACCACGACCAGCAAGCTTAGAGCCTACACCAAAACCCATAGTAGCCGCTGTAATAAGAGTAGAGGGTGATGTACCAAAGGCAGACACGTAGTCCCAGATACCTTCACCGATACCTGTTCCTCCACCATCAGAAGCATCGTAGGCTTCCATCAGTTTGCCGAAGGCCATCTTCGATTCGTCTGTTGCGTTCTTATCCTTGGCGAAGAAAACATCCTTAGCAGCAGTAGCCTCGTTAGTAGACTGGTAGCGCATGTGACGAACAAAATCATTAGCGAGACCCTCAAAGCCACGCTCTCTCATCTCATCGACAGACATGTTGTATCTGGTTCCACTAAAGAACTTTACCAGATCAGCCTTGAAGTCATCATCTTCCACAAGGTCCATAAAGGTCTTGCCTGTTACTTTCGAAAGGTAGTCAGCCATTGTTAGTTACCCTTTCGACCCTGATATCCCTGAGTGAAAATGTCTTCTTCTTCTTCATCTGTCGGTACTACTGGCACTACAGGGGTGGTACTGGTTGCACCAAGGTTTACTCTACCACCCAAGGCGTCTACTGTTGCGTCCACACCTGTGCCTTCCGGTCTCCCAACATTATCAATCGTTCCCTTCACAGGGCTTCCAATACCGTACGCAGAGAACACGTTGAGACCTTCTTTATTGAAAGTGTTCAGGAAGTCATTACGAACTAAGCTAAGTGCATCTGAAATACTCATCGTTGAACCAACACGAGCACTCTTGTCGATAACCTCTTCTTCAAGAATAGCAAGGAGGTCTTGAAGTCTACCCTCTTTCCCTGTGTACTCACCATCCACAAATTTCTCTGGGTCAATCTTCGAGGCTGTTGTCTGAAGGAGTGTCTTTCTAATTCTCTCAAGCTCAGTTGTAGGTATCGCACTAGCAGCACCAAGGTTTATATTGACACCCGCAATAGTCGGCATGTCTTCTCTCATGGCAGTAGACTGCTTGATAATACTCAGCATGTCTTCCGCAGTCTCGAAAGGTTTATCAGTAGTAAGCATTGACTGGAGGGCTTGAGTAACACTTACCGCACGGCCCTCTTCAGTCTTAGTGTTTACTCCGTACAGACCCTCTGAGAGGAATCTACCGAGGTCAGCCTTATCCAAACCAAGCTCTTCAATCTTATTGTTTACAAGCTCATCCAAGTCCCTAGCGAAACGGGGATCATACTCTCCTTTATCAATAGCAGACTGAACTGTTTTGATTACCATATCGTCTTGACCAGTCTGAGTAAGGACAGCAACAGTGGAAGGAGATAGCTTAGCAGTTCCTATCAGGAAGGCTTGCTTTTGTTTTTCTTGACGAAGGAACTCATTAGCTTCAGCCCTCTCTTGAAGGAGAACAGGAATAAGTACATTCTTCTGGTCAGCGATAAGCTTCTGCATGAACATCTCTCGACGCTCAGCACGGTCAGCCTCTTGCTCCCGGAAACGATCATTACGCTCCCGGAT